AGCATACTCTGCGGCATAAAAAAAAGGGAGATCATTTCTGATCTCCCCTGTATGGCAACCCTTAAGGGAATAACGCTTTACTCCTCAGCGGCTAACTTAGCAAAGTATGACATCGTGTCATCTTCATCAGCCTCAGCAGTCTCAGCGACAACAGGCGCGGGAGCCTGCTTCATCACAGGTGCTTCAGTCACTTGGTGGACAGGAGCCGCATCAGAGGTAACACCAAGCACCATATTCAACCTTGCTTCTAGTTCAGCATAAGTCTTATAGTTGTCAGGATCACTGAACTCATTGATATCAAAGATACGATCATAGATCTCTTCTAGTTCATCGTCGCTATCAGACAATGCTGAAGGTGATGCGAACTCAGACTTATCGTAATTACGATAGCCCTCAACGTTGCGAATCTTCAACTTGAATGAAGCACCTTCCCAGAAGTCAAATGGGTTGATAGGATCTTCATCCGCAAATGCAGGTTGCATTACATCCATGATTTTATCATAGATCTTCTTACCGTAGACAAACAGAAAGACTTGACCTTCGTTTGCTGGGTTAGATGGATCTGATTCGACCAGAACGTTTGATACATAGTGCAGTCGGCGTTTGCGCTCTCTCGCAATTTCTTTGTCTCGGTCATCACCTGAATTCCACAACTTAGAGTTTGCTTCTGATACCGGATCTTGTTGCCCGATTGAAGTCAAAGACTTCTCGATGTACCATTGACCAGTTGGACCCTTGAAGCCATGATCCCAGTAACGAACCCACGGTAAATCATTGCCTTCAGCGGGAGGCAGAAATCGCAACACAGCATAACCATTACCTGCTTTATCAACAGTAGGTTTCCAGATGCGCTCATCCACATATGATTTCTTTTCGGGGGTTGATTCGCCGGAAGCGGCAGAAACAAGTTTAGCGATAGTGTTCCCTTTGGAACGTTTTAGATCTTGAAACGACATATATATTTCCTTGTATTTTTAGTATGTTTTTGTATTACAGATTATCCACTTGATTCATAATATAGTACACTATTTATACTCCGGTGTCAAGAGTTTTTTAACCAAAAGGCAGTTCATTGCCTCTCGGTAAAAAGTTAAGGCGCATTGCTTCTGCCTCTATTTTTTCTTTGATAGGATCAGAGATATACTTCTTCACATCTTCAATCTCTAACTGATTCTTGTCGCAGATATGCACTACGGCATCAATGTAGGACAATCGTGCGGTGTGCACCGTGTCCTCTATCATGCGAGTGAATTTCTGTTTAGTGAGCATTAATTCACCTATTTGCATTCTGATCTTCCTGTGTCCACATAGCACCTATATCGGGATAATAAGTGCCTACTGTTCGTTTAACCATTCCCTCGCTATCATACGCGAGCACTTTACATACTGTGAGAACTTTGCCTTCACGTTTTTCACCAAAGTGTGAGTCGCCCCAAAAGCCAGTCCGTAAATATATATTCATGTTATACACATAGGTCTGAGCAGTGCGAAATTGCATTCTAAGGTTGGCATCTTTAGAGTCTTCCCACGACTTTGTTTCGGTCAACAATTTCTTCCATTCTTTTAACCATGCTTTCACTTTAGTCGGATGAAGCCAGTAGTCGTCAGGAAGTTCTGACCACTCTATGGTGTCAGGTGTTGTCTTCTTTTTAATCTCGTGCCCACGTTCTAGCATAGGTTTAAGATTTTTAAAAAGAGAGTTATAGACTTGTTCAGGCATAAAACCTAACTGTCTTGCTTTCCAACCACTTTTAGCAAACGCAAGTAGATAAGTGTCAGGAATGTTTTTGACTTCATCAGCGAGATTCCAGTCAGTACCAGTCTCTACCCATCGTCGCAATGAATGGCATATCTCCTTATCGGTCACTTCGTAGTGAGTAAAGTCCTCACACTCTTTAAATGCGGCAAGTCTTGCTTCTTCTGTTTTGGCTTTACGCAACTTATCCCAGTTGGGTTCGGGCGTCAGTGTCTTTTTCTTCTTAGGAATAAACTTCGCTTTCTTAGCCATTATTGCTCCTGTTTAGAAAATGTATTCTTACTAGATACTTCCGTATCATTGCAATCACAAATAACACCGAAGTACAGAACAGTGTCGTACTGAATGCATCCATTTTAACATAAAATGCAAAAGAAATCAACACAAAGTTTAACGGAAAGTTAATTAATGTTGCAATAATTGTGTCACTAAACACTTCTTTTAGTGCTTCTCGGTTTAACATTCTCTACGCAAGTCATTCTCATCTGAGATCACATCCAACAGAGGTGACTCTCCTGCAATGTATCTCAGAGCGGCCATATCTTTAGGCAAACAATGCCCACCGTATCCAAACTTACCGTCAGGACCTGGTACTTGTGTGTGTGATCTGCCAATTCTAGGATCAATTGTAATAGCATCAACCATCTGATCAAACCCTTCAAATCCTATATCGTTATATATCTGATACATCTCGTTGAAGAATGCAACCTTAGTCGCTAGAAATGTATTCTCAACATACTTACCAAACGCCGCTTGCTGTAGAGTACAATACTTTACCTCTGACAGATCGGGCAACACCGGCTTGAACAACTCATCCCAGAATCGTGGAGAATCTCCACCATATATCGCATATGTCTGATGTTCAAACTCCTCCATCGTATTGCGATTCATATTTGAACTACCTAAGAACTCAGGCGATACCGTGATATCTCGCCACAACTTCCACTTGTCTATCCATACAGGATCAACAGCAGATTTGATCAGATACTTTACATTGCCGTACTTCTCAAACACTTCTTCCACATGGTCTGTGTTGCACGATCCGTTATCACGCATGGGTGTAGCCACACAAACGACAACCGCATCAGGAGGATCGATATATTCATCTCGATAATAGTTTAAACCCTTCGCAGGATCATCAATGAGGACGTCCACTCCAGAATGTTTTGTCAATACGTGTGCGACGGCTTGTCCGACCGCACCATATCCAGCGACGACTACTCTTATCATTGCAATACAATACCGCTTGTGGATTGAACGTACTGCTTTACAACTTCATCGGCTGTAGGCACTACGGTAATAATACCACTCTTGTAGAACTTCACTTGACTAATACCAGGAGCACCTGTCATTGCAACCGTAGGCATAAAACCCAAATTGTTGCCATCAGGTGTCACGATATGTGGGTCTTTGATATAGACTGCGTTGCTGTCTTCATTTTCATATTTGCCCACATACTCAGCGCCTGTTACGGCAACCACTGTAACCACGTCATTCTTATTCATATAATACTCCTAGCGTCCAGTTTTCGGCAACATCTTCTGCCCAGTTAATTGATTTTTTTGAACAGTCCACGGTTCTTATATAGCGAGATCCTTCAAACAGTTCCACCGAGAAACCCTTTTCACCTCGCAGAACCACTGCTTCTCGCTTTCCGTTGTCAGAAAAGAATCTTGATATCGGCTCTTCAATTACCACTTTACGTTTATGTTCTTTCACTTCTACTGTCCTCTCAGAGAATATTTTATCCCAGTTGTTTTCAAATTCTTTGCGATCAACCGCTAGTGGTCTCGGCTTACTTCCTTTACCCATTATGCATACTCTCTCAGTAGTGTAGTTCCTAACATAAACAGCGACACGGCATTTAACATGATTAAGGCACGATCACGCCATATTATTGAAACCCATAACCAGAATGCGACACCGGTAAGACCTAGTATCAAATCCCAATACCGATATTCAACACCAGCGGCTCTCATAGCAAGAGACGAAAGGATCAAAATGGATGCAAACCACTTTAAGTACCAGTCAAAGTCATCAGGATACCAATTACGATCTGGCTTTGTACGACCCTCGGCACGAGCCTGTGGATCTCCTTTATTATTAGGCATTTAATTTCTCCACCCACCATCCAGGCGGTGCACGATTAGTCCATTTAGCAAACGATTGTTTATCTTCAAAATAGAAATTGCGATAAGATGTTTGCGAATCACCTTCTACTATACAATGAGGATATGATTTCATAGCAGGGGTTGGCTGTGTAAACTCACCCTGCTCTATGTTGATAGGCGGCACCAAGAGGTGCAATTCTAACTTAGTGATTGAGGCATGTTCACGACCGTACCGATGCCTATACTCTTTCCCTAGTTCAATCCACATGTCATACAACCACTCATAATTGGATGCATTTTCTCTGACCCATATGTTAGACGGATGATTGATGTGAGAAGCCAGATATAACTCTTGTTGCATTTCTTCATCAGGATGAAAGTATCGGGCGATGCGTCTGCCAATAGTTGTTCTACCGTACCACAACTTACCATCAACTACTCGGTGAGCGGTAGACAACAATTGGGCATACTCGACACACATTTTAGATGCGTGAGAGTCGCAGTGCATCTGTGCACATTCTTTTGGATCATGATGTAAATAGAACACGTTCATTCTATAGTCTTCTTCCTTGCAATGTTAAACTCGGCAACTTCTTTTAACACACCACGTTCGGTATGTGTTAGACTATTATACACCTTTTTTGCCTTCTTTTCAACCTTTCCGTACTTGCGGAGCAACTTGGCTTTCTTACCGTTCATTCTGCAATTCCTCCATTGCACTGATGACGCTAGGAAAATGCTGACTCAGAATAGATTGTGCCATCTGAGCAATCTCCATGTGTTCAGCCTGAGTACCATTGCTACCGCGCAGATCACAATAATGAATCCAAGAACGAAGCGTACCAGACATGTAAAGCGTGGTCTCGGTGAGTCCTTCGGGTAACAAAGCCCGGGCTTGCTCCTTGGCTATGCCTTGGTTCAAAGCCATCTCATAGTAGTCCTTCGCGACACGGGCAACTTCGGCTTGCATCTCGTTAAACACCTCTTGTGCCTTGGCTTGGCGAGTAGGATCTTCATCCTTCATACTCAACTGACGATTTTTTGGGTGTTGTTTCCGAGCCTCTCGCTTTGTGGTAAAAGACTCAGCCTCAGCATAGCGTTGAGAAAACTCCTGAAACGAGAACGACCGATGCCGAAGAATCTGCCGACTGATATCACGAGTCGTGGTAATCTCCATCGTTACCGACACCATCTCAAAAGGTGACCAGTGATTCTCTTTGATCAGATACTTGAGCAACTTACCAGAAGTCTTGGTGTTGTTCTGGTTAGCAGGATTACTTACTCGTGCGGCATACGCAATGAGATCTTCTGCGGTGTGACAGCCTGTTTGGGCTGAAGGGCTGGTCATACCAACCAAACTTACTTTACTGGTCATAAGATCCTTCTCTGTACGTTCCTGGGACACTATAATATGCAATCACTGTATGTAGAGCATTTGTTAATGCAAGGTCTCGATTCTCTTCGGCATACTTTAACGAATCGACCAGTTCCTCACGGATGAAATCATCAATCAACTCTTCTTTTATTATGTCACGGATAGATGTAACTATCACAATATTAACTCCCTTTTCTCTTTTGCAGTCAGATCACGAAACTTGCGTCTGGATACTGACCATTGCTTTATAGGTGACGAAAACATAAAGGCTTCTTTAGTTCCTCGTGGTACAATACCAATCAGATAACTGCCTTCAGTAATGTAGGTGTGGTTTGGGGTTGTTGGTGCTTTGTCCCATACCGTTACTTCTTGACGGAACCGAGGCATTATGCATACCAACTTCGGTAAAAATCTTCACGATCACCCATTAGGAACGCAGACTGAAAGTCACTAATGGTGATACTGCGACCAGTGATTCGCTTCTTGAACTCTTCGCCAATGAAAGAATCTTTAACAGGAACAACACGATCACTCATGAACCCTTCACTGCCTTCGATACTACAAAGAGCAATCTCACGAAGAGTCACAGTTGCACCTTTCTTAGCGACGACTTGATAAGCATCAACGTTGGTCTGTTCCCAACCCCAAGAAGAAACAAAGATGTCACCCTCTTTGACTTTAGACAGAGCCTCGGCTTTCTCAGCGGCACGTTTTGCTTTGCGCTCTGCTTTGTACGCCTCAACATCAGCAAGGTTCTTGAGATAGTCAGCACAATGATCAAACATGCGTTTCTCAGAACCGAAACAGAAATTGAACTCGATCTTGTAACCCATACGAGCGCGTTTAGTGAAACGAACACACTTTGCAACAGGCATGTTTGCCGCAGGAGGACTAATAGTCAACTGCAAACCACGCTCTGCGAAACCCTCAATCAACATCTCTCTCATAATCAACACCTTCTCATTAATTTATGTAACTATTATACCAGGAACGACCACTCTTGTCAATCAACCTCATGAATAGTCATTATTCACGGGATGAATGTTAGCCACCCATGGTTTCTAAAACTCTTGACCGAAGATCAACCAACGCTTCCCATTCTGCTTCTTCTTGAGTCATACCTTCGTCTTCAACATACTCTTCAGCCAACTCTTTGATGACATCGAAGCCCATTGATTCGAAAATTATGTCATCTAACTCACAAATCTCAGCGCGAATGTTGTATCTCATATCTAATCTCTCATTGTTTAAAATCATATTATGGCAGGTTTTGCGGTAAATGTCAACACTCTTTTTAGACTAATTAGTTATATCAATATAACCGTTTGATCTAAGGAGATTCTGCGCGGCACCTAGAACCCACGAGTCGCGGTGAGGAAAATGGTACCCAGAACTACCATCCCAACCCTCGAAGTACTCGTCAAACCGATCAGAATACGCTCCTGGGTGATTTTTCATGAGATCTACTAGTT